CGCTTAACGTTGCCATTTAGTAACTCCTAATTTTTATGCGCAAGCCACTGCTTCCAAATTTTGCGCGGTTGTTATCTTCGTTGATTGAGTTAATTGCTTTTTCTCCCAGGGCAGACCAAACCGTAAGCCGGCTGTCTTGCTCCAAAAATGGCGCGCTATGCATAAGAGAATTATACAAATACGCGTCTGGAAAATGCTGCAAAACCCAATTTGATGTGTTTGATGAGCCCAGCGGTTGTATCTTCCCAACATACACCATTTCGATCGTGTAAGTATCGGCTGGCGTGGGGAAAACTTCGACGGCACCATCAAAAATTGTGAAATACTTTGGAATGCCAGTTGCGTTTTGAGCTTGCTCGCGTCGAGACAGCATTTGCGCGTGGCTTTCCGGCTCCAACCGATAAGTGTCGCCAGATGTGATCGACATTCTAATCGGCTCGTAAAAATCATCAGGCAGCGCCGTGTGCTGGCTGGATAGAAGCGCAGTGCTGCGCTTATCCATGCGCCAGTGACGAATGCGCCGGCTCATGTCAGCTTCAGCCAGCGCGATAAAGTCGGGGATCTGGGATGTCAGATCCGACCGGTTTAACCAATCGCTGATCGATGCTTGTAATTCTGAATAAGTGGTGATTGCCATCTAGTAGCCTTCCACAATCAACTTTGAATAGTCGCCCGATTGCAGTTTCTTTTTTACATATTCGAGAAACTCTTTTGTGCCTGGTGCGCTCTTGCACTCAAGCGCCCACTGAGCCGCCAGGGTGCCAGGGATCGTGCCGACCAGGCGCGCGCGGTCTTTAAAGCGAGGTATCTCTGCGTGCATGGCGCGCTGATCCTGGACAGCGTCCAAAATAGGCTGCGCATTTTCAGTCGTTTTGATGTAAACTTTGCCGTCTTGTTCTTTTGCAAACATAAAAAACCTCAGTGTTAGAAAGAGGCGCCCAGGTTGCCCCAGGCGCCTTTGTTTTTAGCCTTGCACGTCAGCGATCAAGCCGTGACCTTTTTCAGTCACTTGCAAGCCATACTCGCAGCTGATCAGCTTACGAGTAGCATGACCGGTTCTTGCAATGTCTTGCTGCTTGGTTTCTTGCAAATACGCGATTTGTGCGTAATTCGGGTCCAAGATCCAGGCATCGCGTGCGCGTGAGAAGCGGTTTGGCACCAAAGAAATTTCACCAAAATCAGTGCTAATCACATCGATTGCGCCTTGCAGACGGGCATCGTCGGCATCCTTGTAGCGAGTGGCGTTGCCGGTGAAAGTGCTAGACACTTTTTGCTTCACCGCTGATCCAACCATCATCAAGGTTGGCTCTGCACCCTCATCCCAGCACTGCTTTACAACATCGTTCATCATCGCTTCGGTGATGGTGCGCAATGTGCCGTCAGTACGGGTCGCATTAGGATAGCCGGCATTGCCAGACCCTGATGTTGTTGGCTCTGCACCGCCGGTGCCTTTGTTGGTGTTGGTTTTTATCCAAGCACCCAAGCCAGCTGTCGTGCGCGCTGTACCTGATGACCCAGCTGACGCTGCCACCGATGCCGTGAGCATCGTTTCCATATCGCGTTTAAGCTCTTTCAACTTTAAGGCGACTTGCTCTGCGATTGACTGAGCGTCTGACGCACCATTCACTGCTTCCGCTGTGTCTGATACCTCTACCATTTTATCACTAATTTGTGTGTAGTTTTGCACACGTATAGGTAGAGTGGCTGCATCGTTACCTGGGGCTGCTTCGCCTTCAGCAACACGGTTTGAGCCGTTTACAGCCGCCAGGCTGATTTCAGGCCACTCGAATAAAGTATTTGAAACGCTGCGCTTGCCGATTGCAGACATGAACGGGGCATCTGTTGCAGACACCATTTCTAACGCTTCTTGAAGATCCTCACGAAGCGTCGTGACGTCGAAAGTTTCGACGGTATTGCTGTTAACTGCCATTTTCTTTTATCCTTTGGTCAGAAGGAAGGCGGCGATATCTTCTGTTTTGCCGGTCTTCCTGGATTGTTGACGCGCTACGTCTGCACGCTTCTTGGATTGGCTTACGACAGATTTTTTCGCTCCAGGCTTGATCGCTCCGCGCTTTACTTCACGACCAGTTCCCAGGTTTCCCTGGGCTCGCACTTTGGCTAATTCATGCAGCGCCATCACAAATCGAGGGTCACTTTCCCCTTTAAGTTCAGCGTCTGAAAAGCCTCTTCTGCGCCCCTCTTCCATCATCATTTCGATGGCTTTGGGTGCAGCTTCCTTGTCGCGCAGTTCAGGAATTTGCTCCAGCACGACTGCCGTCTGTGCCTTCACATATTCTGCCTTTTGCTGCGCAGCTAGTTGCTGCTCGCGTTGCGCTTGGACTTGCTGCTCATATTGCAGTTTCTGTCGCGCATCGACTTCTTGCCTGTAGTCTTCCATCTGCTCCAGGTAGCCAAGAGGATCGGTTTCCCGCATCTTGATATCTGGCGGCGTTGGCTCTGTCGTTTGCAGCCGCTCCGCGTAAGCTTTCATTGCTTCTGCGTAACGCTGTTCCATTTGCTGCGCTTGGGCGGCTTGAGCCTCGACTTGCTTTCGAGCCTCTGCGACCTCACGCATCTTTTCCTGGATGTATCTCTGACCAGAATATCCGCGTTTCAGTTCCTCTTCGGTTACCTCGCGCTCTTCGCCGTCAACTTTGACTTTGAAAAAACTTTCTTCGGGTCCGTCTGGAAGTGTCGCTTCTTCTTCTGCGTATTCCTCATCCTCAACTTCAGTCTCAGCTTGCGCCTCAACCTCTTCCACAATCTCTTCTGAAGTCTCCTCTGGAGTTGCTTCGCCTTGTGGTTCTGTACTTACTAACAGATGTTCCGCGACCGATCTTGGGTCGGCGGGATTTAATTCGCCAGTCGTGTTATCCACGGTGCTAGCCTCTTTTTTTAGTCTTTCTTTCGACGATCTGGGCGTCAGTCAGAACGCTACGCATTCCGCTGATCAGATCCTCAATTGCGCGCACTTGACGGCGCGCCTCGTCTATTTGATCCAGGCTACTTCCTGGGTTCAAAAATATGTCGATCTGATCTTGCTTTTGCTTGCTAATCAGATCCTTAAAAACGTCATCCTGCAAAAAGCTTCTGACGCGCGCTGCCTTAGTTGCTAAATCCATTTAAATCCCGCGCTGCGTTTTGCTCTTGCTTAATCGATGCGGTATCAACCGCGGTGCCGTACTGGCCCAAAATAGCGGCAACCTTCACCGCTAGATCCTGGACCATTTTATCTCGCGCCAGGTCATCATCGAGAACCATCCGGCGCTCTTTCATTTGCTGATCGGCCTGGAATTTTTGCGCATCCAATTGCAGACGCATCATCTCGCTCTGCGTTTTATTCTGCGCTTTCATCTGCTCGATCTGCATCAGCCCCTGGGTCGGATCTGCTTGCTGCGCTTGCGCTGCCTGGGCTTGTGCCGCCTGGGCTTGCTGAGCAGCCAGCTGTTGCTCCATTTCCGGCGTTAGCGGCTGGAAGTACCGATCGCTGTTTTTGATGCCGCTGGAGCCCAGAAGATCGGCCAGGGTGTTGCGAAACTGGCTCAAGCTTACCAGAGGATTTTGTGGCCCCATTGTCTGCAAAATGGTTTGCTGCATCTGCATCGCTTGCATCAACGCAGCGCGCCGCTCATCTTCCCGACCGGTTCCCAAGCCGACATTTACAGTGATATCCATCTCAGAGGTCCAAGACGTCGGCTCCATGCGCTGGAAGCTATTATTCAAGCGCATCATCTGGGCGCCATCGGTGTTGTGTATATACAGATGTAGTAACAGCTTGAATAATTGCTTCATGCCGCCTTCGGCCAGGTTACGCGCCATCGTTTCGATCTGCGCAGCTGCGCTCTGCATCTGGCTTTGAACCGCCAGGGCAGTGGTCGATTGCAGCGCGTCCTGGTGCAGCTGACTGTCAGATTTTACGCCAGTTTTGGTTTCAACCATTTTATCGACATATTGCAGCGCAGACAGCGTCTGGCCGGCGGCAAATGGCACGGTTAAAGGCTGGATAGAATTTGGCACTCTTTGCCTGATCACGGCGCCAATTTCGTTGTTCAAAACGTCATCGATGTTACAGTCGTTAGTGACAGCTAGACGGGGCGTATTAGTCATCGCCACGTTGTCCAGGATGCCTCTCAGGATAGATGTCGCGCTGTCCTGGTCATCCATCAGCAAATCAGCGATCGAGGTGCCCCAGAATGTGTGCGGCTCCGGCTGGACCTCAAAAACAGCAAACGGCACGCGATCGCACGGCTCTGCGCTCAGCATCTTGTAGGCGCCGCCGCCCAGGACAAAACGGTAAAGAGATGGTATTCCGGTGCCAAATGGATCAACGCGCATAAACGCCTCAGTCACCGCGACCAGGCGCATCGTCGGATCTCGCCCGGGATCGTCATCATCGTCATTGGTGTAAAATCCGCGCCGTGCAGATT